CCACTGGGCAAATCATCCCAGGTTTATGGTGAACGATTTGTTACTCATAGCTGCATCCATGCTAGGAGGGTTTTTATTTGCTGCCCTATTGACTGAAGATGTAGATGATGATGACAACGGATCTGATGGAGGATTGATGAGTCCAGTTTACGTACCGTCACCCTCTTGACACAAACTATATACTACAGTATCATTGGAGCACAGCGTTGCTCCTTTTTTAATGCTTAAAAAACTGATCGACAAACTTTTCTCTGAGAAAATTACAGAAGAAAAAATTGAATGTGCTATTGACGACAACACTGTTGATTGTGAAACATTTGACGATGATCAAGAAAAAGCATTCACAGGAGTTCCTGCCCCTGTCGAACACGTTCTTGATGAGTGGTTTATGAGTCCTTATGGTGAACCTCTTCCACCAAAAGAGAAGTTCGCTGGAAATTATCAGTATCCAATTTATGCCCCGTATCAAGCAGTTGATGCAGGAAAAAAAGAACAGAATGGTGATGATGGAATGCATCAAAAGATGTATGATATGTCAACACAAAGTGGTAAGACTACTTTGCAACTAAATCCTATTGGTGGTTCTGAAAATTTCCAAGGCGGTTCCGAAAATGTCCATCGATGACTGGCGCTATAGCGATCAAAAAATGAAAGTTCGTGAGCAAGCATTAAAGATTTTATTTGCAAAATTTGGAGGAGAAATGGAAGGGGTGGTTCCTAAATACTCGAACCAGTCCATCTATGAATGTGCTCAAGATTGGGTTTCCCAGGGTAACATGCATACTGCTGGTATTGTCCAATATTACAAGGCTTATTATGCAAAAGGTAATTAATGTATTAGCATTACTTTCATTTTTAGGAACCTCTGCTATAATTGGCGGAGGAACATATGTTTTTCTCAATAAGGATACCTATATTGAGAATGCAAAATCAAATATCACTAAGTGGGTGGGAGAGGCAATGATTGATGTGCTCCCAACTGCATTGGACGCTGAACTTCCTACAGCGTTACCTACAACTACCGGAGGTATTCTTCCTTGAAAAAAATTATTACTATGTTGATGGCAGCAGCACTTACTGCTCCTGCTTTCGCTGATGAATCGAAAGTAAAGCGTTGGCACTCTTTTGATTCGATGGGTTGTATGATGCTTCGTGAATGCACTGAAGATGTAAGACAAGTTAAAACTTGGCAAAGTCTTGGTGATGAATATGAACCTTTTGCTGCAGAGATCACTGATATTCTCACCAGCATGAGTCGTATTGGAATTAATGTTTATGTCGGTGATTCAAAATACTTTGCAACCCTAACTCGCGGACTTTATTATGTGAAGGGTAATGACATGTTTTTGAACGAACGTTATCTGTCTAACCCCACAATGATGGTAAAGGTTCTTAGACATGAAGGATGGCACGCTGTTCAAGATTGTATGGCTGGCACAATTGATAATACTTTCACTGCTGTTGTGCTTCAAGATGGTGTAGTGCCTGATTGGATTGCAAACGGTGCAGAGAGAACTTATCCTGAACATGCAGTTCCATATGAAGCAGAGGCGATGTATGCAGCATTCTCTGACACCATGACAAGAGATGGTTTGAAAGCATGTGCTGGATCACAAAAAATGTGGGAAGTTTACGAACCTACACCCCTTACTAAAAAATGGTTGGTTGAACAAGGTTTTATTGCTAAATAAAGTCGCCATGCTGGTGACTTATGCCTGAAGAAGTAAAGAAGGAAGAAACTAAGAAGAAAGGTCCTCTTGGTAGATTAAAAGATAAAGTTGAGGACGCCGATGAACAATTGGCAGTCCTCAGCACACTTGTTAGATTAGGTATCTTAGTTTGGAGTGGTGGTATTCTTACTCTTAACTATGTAACAATCCCTGGATTACCGCAGCAGAAGATCGATCCAACCTTCATAGCCAGCGTGTTCACTGGGGTTTTAGCTACGTTCGGGGTTCAGACGGCGAAGAAGTCTGGTGATGGAACGATGAAGATGAATGGTGCTGCTGCCGCTGGTGCAGTCACTAAAGCAGACATGGAGAAGTTGATTGAAAAGGCAACTCAATCTGCTCCCGCTCAAATCATTCGTATCGAACAGGCACCTCTTAAGATTACAACTGCCCCTACCACAAGTGACGAAAAATATAAGATGTAATCTAAATAGATTGTAGTCGATGTAGGTTTCCCATGTATAGGGAACCGCACCTTCAAAAGAAGTCGGATGAGTGTGCTGCTTTGTGGGGGGAGTGGCACACTTTGTGGCGAAAAAAGCGTTAGGTGCTCCAGATGCAAGAGAAAAATGGGGCAAATGTGTCACGGAATTTGGTGAAATGATAAGTCAGGAAGTCAAAACAAATCCTCGTTACACTTCAATCAGGAAGATATAGATAGTGTAGTTGCGTAAACTTTATGAAGTTTATTTTCGCATTTCTAGCTACATTATTTCTTGCTGCGCCAGTATGGGCAGTAGATGTTCAAATGGGATCAAACGGTAATCTTGTGTTTGATCCAGCGGAAGTTACAATATCTGCAGGAGAATCAGTTCACTTTGTAAATAACATGCTCCCTCCTCACAATGTCATTGTAGAGGATCGTCCTGACTTGGGACATGAATCTCTGGCAATGTTACCAGGTGAAGAATTTGATGTTGTCTTCAATGATCCGGGTGACTATACTTATTGGTGTGCCCCCCACAAGGGTGCAGGTATGATCGGTACTGTACATGTTGAATGAACAAGGATGAAAAGAGAGAGTTCTATAAAGGACTCAGAGAAAGAATCAAGCAACTGAGGATGCAACATTTATTTGAAGAACCTTGTCCTTTATATGAGGATACAGATGAAGATGATGAACACTTTTAACAAATTGACTTTAGACATCACAGTAGCGATCATTGACTTTCTTTATAAAGGACGTGATTACCAACGTTTCTGGGTTCTTGAGGAGATTGCTCGGGCACCTTACTTCGCATTCTTAAGTGTGTTGCATTTGAGAGAGTCATTAGGGTTACGCGGTCCAGTACACATCTATTTGATGGAGGAACATTTTGCTCAAACTCTTAACGAAACAGAACATCTGGAATACATGGAAAGTAGGGGTGGCAATTCTTATTGGATTGATCGCTTTTTCGCCCGACACCTTGTACTTATCTACTATTGGATCAACGTGGTTTATTATTGGGTGGCTCCTCGCTCTGCTTACCATCTCTCCTACGAAGTAGAGATTCATGCAGCAGAGACTTATGGAAAGTATCTTGCTATCAACGGACATGATGACAAGATTCTTGAAATCTTAAATGATGAATTAGCACACTCTAAAGAATTAAAAGAAGCAATGGAGATGATATGAGTACTTTGTTTGCATTTGCTTTCATTATGTTGCTAACTATTGGAATGCAGTTAACATGGGCAGGTAGATACCGAGGTTAACATGTCAAAGAAAACCGAGGAGGAAAGAAAAAAAGTAATAGATAGGATCTCTAAACATATTCATCCACATGACGATGAACCTGATCCTACTGCTTACATGGGGAACTATAACTTTCCTCAAATGCTTTTTGCTTTCTGCCTTGGTTTTGCAACCATGTTTGTTTTAGCAGTTGACACTGTAAATGATTTTAAGGGATGTCCACTCCCAGAGTATTTTCAAAAAGAGGTAAAAGGATGAGAGTAGGAATCATCGGACTTGGTAGAATGGGTGAGGGTATGTCTCGCCGCATGATGAAAGATGGTATCGAAGTATGGGGATACCGTAGAAATTACGAAAAAGCACAGGAACTTTTTGAAAATGGTGGGGTAGATGGGGTGACGACTGATATCGCCACTCTTTGTGCCACTGTAAAAGAAAGAGGTCCTGGTATTTTCATGATGGTGGTGCCAGCAGAAACAGTTGAGGAAACTCTGAATGAACTTTTACGCTATTGTGGTGAGGGCGATATTATTATTGATCACGGCAATTCTTATTTTAAAGATTCCCGTAGGAGAGCACTCCGTCTTGAGAAATTGGGCATCCAATATCTTGACTGTGGCACTAGTGGTGGTGTTTATGGTTTGGACCGTGGATATTGTCTTATGGTTGGTGGTTCAAGTACTGCAGTATCCATTGCAGCTCCAGTCTTTAGAGCACTCGCACCTGGCTTATCCGCTGCGCCCCGCACAGATGAGTATAGTAAACCAACATCTGCAGAATATGGATGGTTACACTGCGGTTCAGCAGGTGCTGGACACTTTGTCAAGATGGTGCATAATGGCGTAGAGTATGGTATAATGCAGGCATATGCAGAGGGGTTTAACATCTTGCATCATGGCGATCTTGGTGCCCACTACATCAAAGAAGGTGATGCTGAGGTGGCTCCGATGGCAGATCCGGAAAACTATCAGTATGATATTGACTGTGCTGAGGTGGCTGAGTTATGGCGGCGTGGTAGCGTTGTTGGTAGCTGGTTACTTGATCTTACCGCTGATGTATTACGGAATGATCATGAACTTAGCAAGTTCGATGGAGGAGTATCAGACAGTGGTGAAGGTCGTTGGACTGTCAACGCTGCTGTGGATCTTGGTGTACCCGCACCTGTTATATCTACTGCCCTCTTTGAGAGATTCAACTCACGCAGATTAGGTGATTTTGCTAATCGGGTTCTTAATGGAATGCGTTATATGTTTGGTGGACATCATGTTAGGTAATGCTCTTGCGATCGTATGCATACCCTTTGTACTTTCCACAATATATTTCGGGGTACGAAAAGGTGAAAATAACTACTACGAAACA